GAACGGTGTAACCTTGAGGTTACCTTTTTCAAGGTAAACCACGGGAGGGTTCTCTAAGCGGTGATAACCGTAAAGCCGTTGCTTCTCTGTAATATTCGTATCCAATAAGGGAGAGCGTGGCGCAATCGCCACTTCCATTCCGGCCACCATGCAGCGGGACAGCCAAAACTCACAGCAGGCCCGTCCTAATTCGCCATAGTGCATGTTGGTGGTGTAGGTAAAATCAGCGCCAAAGACACTAAGCCTCCCTATGCGCTTCCATAAGGCAAAAGCAATAGCGTAAGAAATGGTGTTATTGAAGTACCCGCAGCCCAGTTCTTCAACAATCTCTTCCAGCGGATAGAGCTCAATGGCAGGCACACGCTTATCTAGCTCACAGGAATACACAGGGCATGTGAGATTGGGTAACGTTTTCTTCATGACCTCTGTTTGACCACCTGCATCATCGCTTTCAAAGAAGCGCGACGCGGGGTCCATCATAAAGACTCGATCTGGATTAACGACCGCGCACATTGAATTGATCGCCCAAACTTCGTCGTATTCTGCACTGTGCGTAATTGATAAGTGATAGTCCAACTGACTATGACCAAGCCCTAAGAGCGCAACGTGTTTGCCTTCTAAATTATCCTTGGGGAGGGGCATTAGGTGCTGTCTCTGTGATAGCTGGACGACTACGCAAATCATAGCGATACTCATCGTTTAAGGCTTCACTCATACGTTTTAACGTCGCCATCGATTCTTGAAACCGCTGTTCAAATAACTGTAACTCCTGGGGTGGCATCTTTAAGAAAGTCCCTCCCTCCATTAAAGAACCGTACAACATTGCATTCATCGCATTAGTTGAAAGCCACGTTGTACCGTCCGAAGCCCCCGCCGTAAGCGACGTGGGCCGGTACTTGTAGTGAAGCTCAAAGGTATAGTTAGCATCAGGGGTCGGAGCCAAAATAAAAGTGTCATCATCAAAAACCGCATAGTACACGGGTAAACCTGTGGTGGCTGCGGCGGGGGTATAGTCCCGAATAAACGTCACATGCTTAAACCACAAGTAAGAATAGTTACTACTGGAAATGACAGCTAAACTAAAAGGCGATAAAAAATCAGACGGAGACCCTAAATACGGCGTCCCCGAGGTAGCTGTACCCGTCACATTCTTCCGAAATACAGGCAAATCAAGTCCCTTTAAGATCCGTTCTTCCGTGGATTTAATAAAATTGGATAGATTATTAGTGAACGTGGTCTCTGCACTATCTAAGTACTCCTTAATTGCCGTCTCTAACGTAGCTTGCGTAAAGCTCATATCAGTTTTGCACCGTGGTCACTGTTAAATCCCCCACTGCTCCTTGGCCAACCAAACCATTAAAGGCGTAGCCAATCATAGAAGGCGGGTCATTCACCGTTGAAGTCATGGGCCCAGGTACTTCCGTAGTCACCAAACCTAATTGAGCTTGAGGCAACGACACTTCAGGCCGTGGTTGATAAAGCCCCTCTGCGTCTGGTCCAAAATTAGGGGGGTCGAGTTGCGGGTTTTTAACCTCATAACACTCAGGACACACCTTAAAGCCTGTCCATTCCATCTGAAGCTGCAAATAGCGATAGCGCCAACCACAGCGATCACAAATTCCTAACGCATGTTTACCTGATGCATACGCCATTAGATGTACGTCGGTCTCGGCACTAAGTGTACGGACGAACGATCTTCGTCATACCGTAAAGCATTTAGTAAAGCGGTTTCATATAATGGTTGCAAAATTGGAAGTTTCTGGGTATTCTTCTTTAAAGCTAACGAAGAGGCCAAGCCCAACACCATACACGGAAGAAAGCGGGACGGAAGATCAAAATCATTGATCGCTGCATCAATATCTTGGATCCGTGTCCATCGATACGAAATAAATGTATCCGTGGAATTCTCGGGCGTAGGCCAAAGATACACGGTAGGCGTAATAGTGCGTTCAACATAAAATTGGCTCGGCCTACCTTTTGTCGTCTTAGTAGGGATACCAAGATATTCATTACGATCAATACGAGTTATTTGTAAATCCGTATCTGTCCCACCCACATCACGCCGAATTACCGCATCAAGAATATCAATATCATAAGCATTTAAAGCATAGGAATTCGTACCCTCTGTAAGCGAAGTGCTTACTTGGGTTACTTCCCAAAGCTGAATACCTCGATTGGACCAATCGGCAAACAGAAGATTCAAGGATCGACGCGCAGCTAGCGCGTCGTACCCTGTACGGAGTTCTAAGCCTGCAAGCTCAAACGCCTCTTCAATTGCCGTGGCCGCATCAAGACTAAACGTTCGCGTCCCGGATGTTGCCATAAATCAGCCGTAATGCTTTAACAAATCAAGAACTATGACATAGCTATCAAGATTCGAAGCACCCACTGTGGTCAATGCAATATCGCCGGTTTTTCCCGAACTAGAAGTGTTCTGAATCCCTCCAAAATCACTAAAGTCCATATGCCCATTACTGTTCTGAGCCAAGGCGATAGCTATCGTATTAGTGGTCGCATCCCATAACAACTGGACTTGGGTAAACCCAACAATGGAATGGTAGATCTTATCAATAAACACACCACTACACGCTGTGCCATCCGCACGAGAGTTTAGGGCACTTACATCAATCTTCGTCACCGCACTTTCTCCAGTGCCGTCACTTAAATTTGTAAGCTGAATTACGGCCCTATGCGTACCATCACTAATCGTAGTACTTGTTACAGCATCAGCCATAGCCTACTCCTTATGCGTCAGCAAACGGTGTGGCAATCGTTCCAGAACCAAGCAACATTCCTTCAACAAAATACTGGGCACTAGCAATTGCCGTTATACGAAGATAACTCCCAGCAACCCCGCCTTGGGTGGAACCGTTTTGCGTAATAACATCGTTAGAAGCCGCAGAAACCCACGTCTTGCCTGTAGCCGCCGTAGTGATCCCGGTATACACCATACCAAGAAACTTATCGGTGCCATCGGTCTTAATGTCCATATCCGTTGCCGCCGTTACGACAATAAAGGTGAAAGACATTCCTAAATTATTAAGTTGACCAGGATCTGTAGGATCACCTGGGGTTGTCGTCACAATGCTGGGCAGCGTGAATACGCCATCCGCATCATTACAGAGCAACACCTTGCCTGCATGAGCAGCCGCAGTGAGAGTCGTATCAGCCGTCAAACTAACAAAACTCGTCGAGCCTGCACTGATGAAACCGCCGAGAGATCGAACCGGACCTGAAAAAGTAGTCTGAGCCACTTCGTTACCTCCTTACGAAAGGATTTGCCCTAGAGTCTTCGTAAGCGTCTGCTGGGTCAGTCGCTAGGGCTGTTTTTCCCAGAATCTGAAAAGAGGGTGGCCCTCACAGGCCACCCTTTTTCTCATTATGCCCCAGGAGTACCGAAGATACCTCTCCAATCACTCCAGCCAAAGCTATACCGCTCACGCGCTTTGTAACGAACATTTCCGGTTTCGAAGTCACCTTCCATATTCGTCGACACAGACGTGCGAACGAAATGCTTAAGACCATTAGGAACATCCGTCTTCAGGAACCATGCGTCGGTGTCCGTCAGGAAGTGGTTAACAGCATAACCCTGCGGGACCATTCCCATGTTCCGCGCAGCATTAATGTCATTATCTGCCGTTCCTGTACGACCGGGAGATTCCAAGAGACGATCTGCAACGAATTGCAGTGCAGACGGAATAATCATGCGCGTGGCCTGAGCGTTGATTCTCAGTCCTCGTTCATCCTTAAAGCCTGCAATATCAATCAAAGACTGTTCCAACGAGGTCTCATTTAAATCCGCAGCCGTGCTGAGGATATTACTGAGATTCACGTTTTGAACAGTGGGGTGTGATGCGCTACAGAGATAGACACCATCACCACCAAGACCCGAGGCAAACGCATTGTTCAATATGTTTGCGCCCTTGATCTGCTTCGTTTGCACCATGGATCGCGCCAGTGCCTTAGTGTACCGGGAGGACAACGTGTCATACAGATTATCCTCAATGGCTTCCTCGGTTAGAGAAAACGCCATTGCGATAGTCTCATTGACATATCGTGCCGTCCAAGCTTCTTGCGCCGTGTCGTAAACGACAGCGGTGCCTTCACTTTTCACTGGGGCTTCACCAAAGCCAGTGAGCATGACTTCTTCTTCATACGCTCGTTCCGAGTTTTCCGTATCGAAGATATCCTCGTGCTCATTGGCATACCTGTCATACTCAAGTCCGAAGAGAGCATGCAGGCCCGGAACCAGCTCTTTTACGAGTTGCGCTCGGTTAATAGCCATTTATTACTCTCCTTTAAACCGCGAAGACGCTAGTTGGGAAGGTGAAGAATGCTCGCGCATACTGACCAATTGAGTTGCTAGGCTCTTGAACAAAGCCTACGCACAACGCAATTCCCGAAGAAGTCGTCGTGGTGACGCCTTCCTTTGAACGCCCATTTAGCGTACTGCCCGCAGTTGTTGACAAAGTATGTTTTGCACCTATAGCAGCTATAGTAGGTGTGCCCGTAAACTGTGCCTCATATACGATCGCAGGATCTGTATATACATAGGCAATAGCGTTAGCACTCCCTAATGTTGCCGTATCTGCAGTCCACTGATTAGCCCAAACTGCGCTACCGTCCGTTGCGGTGTATTCCACACCGTAAAAAACCCCGCAGGGGGTATCCGTAGCTCCAGCTTGTTCTACCCGCCCGGAATTAAGTTTCACTACGTCACCACTACAGATGAGGGTGTCGTAAGCACTAGCTAATTCAAGACGAGCTGCATTTATAGTCCCTCCGTAGAGACTATAAGCAGGCGTGAACCCGTTCGGCTTATCTGTGTTTGCCATTACAAACCTCTTTAAGCAAATTAGGTTTCAGAATCGTCAGGACGAGCCTGACCGCCAAATTCCACCTTCGATGTTCGTTCAACGTCCCCACGTCGCAACGGCATCGTTGGATCACTTTCTCGCATGTAATCGTTATCAACCCCTTGCATCTGTTCAGCTGTTTGGAGTTGAAAATAAGAATTCCGTTCTTCAACGGTCTCCTCCGGAATACGTGCGAGCACCAAGCCACCTACACCTATTACGCCTGCATGCTTGCCGTCCTCAACCGTAGGAGCTTCGAAATCGGGATATTCCTCTGCTCTTACGAGTTCGAATCCTTCACGAACACGTTTTGACATGTTCGCTCGGTCATCGTGTCCTCGGACTTCAGCACGAATCCAGCGATGTTGATATCCTGGGGGTGCTTCAGGGGCGTCTAACATAGATGGCGGTTGCCATGGTTTACGGCGAGAGCTAACCTCTCGTGAATTAGCAGATCTGGAGTCACGATCTGGCATATTTAACTCCTAACTTGCGTATTTTGCATAGTCTTCTAAAGGGACCCCTAAGCGTTGTGCAATAGCAACTTGCGAAGGGCTTAACTTTACTTTGCGTGAACCCGGCTTAGTAGTTCCAGCACCTCGGCTAGAACCCGCTACCTGTTGCACGTTTTTTGGCTCATCGAATTTTTGAGGAAAATAATCCCTCATCCTTTCGTCGATCTTTCGGTAGTAATCGTCAGAACTTGGATCAACATTATCGTTGAGCAATTCCTGAT